TCGTCTTATTGACGCCTATATCGGAGAACAGCAGGCTGGGACACTCGGCGTCGAGGAGTGGTTCGACACGGAATATTTCGGTCAGCACATCGTTCTCGGAATCCGCCCGGTCCAATCCATCACTTCGATTCTATCCACGAAGGGCGACGGCTCGACGGACGAAACGCTCGTCAATAGTCGGGACCGAGATAGTGGCGATTATTGGTTGGCTAACGGCGGAGCCGGAATCGTTCGGTTCAACGGAATGTTCGGCGAGCGAGTTTTGAATCGGCTGAAAGTCACCTATATTGCCGGCAATACCTCACCGCCAGCGAAGGTGAAGATGGCTACGATATTCATGGTCGTGAAACAGGCCGCGCGAGCCGCGCTGAATGATGAGAATTGTATGGACCGCGTGAAAGAAATGTGGGAGCGGTTGTTCGAAACCGCATCTCGCGAACTCGATTGGCTCATGGGCGAACTCAAGAAAGAGCAGGCAGTCGGCGTCGCAACCTTCGGGCTCAGCGGGGCATACTGATGGCGATTACGGATGCAGGCGTCCCGAGCGATTCTGGCTGGTATGCAATCAAGCAACTTCTCTTGAACAATCTCGTTAGTCCGAACCCGTCTGGCTGGACCGTCGCCATCAACGACACATGGCTCGCACACAAATTGCAGAAGCAGTATCAAGTTTGCATCGTGCCTATCTATGCTGAGGACAATGCGTTCAATCTCACGGGTGGCGCCAGCGCTACACGGCCTACAATCGCGACGGCCTACTATCAAATCACACTCGTTCATCCGGACCGAGCCTCAGCGCACAGCCTGTTCCGGAATGTGATGACTGTCCTCAATAACGAAACGCTGACTGTCCCGCAAGCCGCAGGCACATACACGGGAGTCGAAGACACGGACTATCATTGGGTCAAGGTCACGAAGTCATCGAGCGGCCAGATGATTGATGTTCTCGCTCCCGACTGTGGCCCCGGAGGCAAGGACGATACCTGCACCGGGTATCGCTACGATATTACAGTCGCTCTCCGGTGGAATGAGTGATACGGTTAAAAGCCCTCGACGGCGCCCTGTAGTTATGGGTCTAATGGACTTGAAGAAGGCGGAGTTAGTCGCTTTGGCTCAGCAAAACGGAGTCGATGACTCCGGAACGAAGGCAGACATCGCAGACCGACTCGACGATATTCTCGATTGGGATGAGGAAGATGAGGTCGAAGATGCGGCAGTCGATGAAGCGCTGATGGACGAGAGTCTGGTGCCCGACCCGCTACCCGCGCCAATCACTCTCAACGGCAACAACCAGACGCTCGATGTGGATGCCGGTTCGACGGACGAGTTTCTTCAATCCGCGTATCTCCATATCCTCGGACGAGAGATTGACGACGGAGGACGCAGGCACTACAGGCGCGTTCTTGACGATTATCAGACCCAGACCCGACAGCAGGTCGTCGAAGACCTTCTTGCGTCCGATGAGTATCGACGCAGGGCCGCTGACTGAGAGAAACCTTCACTCGCGGGCCAGAAACGGCGTTTTTTGATAGACCGGAATATTGATATACTCGAACCCTCTCGTATCAAATGGTTGGTGGGTTCGACGCTCCCATTGGGGGTAATGATGCCGACGCGAACCGGGGAGCGCTCCCCGCCGGTGATGCACTCCGGCACCTTCCTAACTCAGACGCGGCGGACGCCATGTTTGGATTTGACTTTCGCTTCGTCCATCCGCATCTGAACTTCTTGACCGATGAGATGCCTCGGCCACATTCGCTGGTTGATTGGGTCCCATCCGTAATACCCGGGCTGGCGTCCTTCGCGGCGCTCGGCGATACAGAAATTGCAGATGTGGATTGAGTCTGGGCCGTGCTTGAACTCGGCGGCGGCTTCTGGGACTTCTTCGAAAACCGCTTCGAGCGCGACCTGCCGTCCATCGTCGTCGTCATACGAGAGCGGGATGGCGCAGGGCCGGCCGTGGATTTTGCAGGTTGCCTTCCTTGCCTGTCCGCACTTCTCGACTTCACTCATAGCAACGCCGCCGCTTTACCGAGAGGGTGAGGGTTATTGACGGCTTCCTCAATTTTCGCTTCAAGTTTGTCTGTTAATTTTTCCCAATCGAAATTATCGAGTGCGAAAAGACGCGCTTCTTCGCCACGACTTTCGCGCTCGTTCGTGTTGGAGTATGATTCCCACATGGCTTCCGCGAGAGCGGGAATATCAACGAGCGTCATATTCACTCCCCACTTCGGACCGGTGATGTGAGTCGCGGATGGGACCAGCCAGCCACGCTCGCCTTCGCCGACGAGTTCCGGCCCGGTCGAATTATCGGGCAGTATTACCGGCAATCCACAGGCCATTGCCTCGGCACTCGGTATTCCGAAACCTTCGCCGCCTGTCGCCATCACATGAACATCGCACGCTTGAAAGAGAAGCGCCATTTCATCTCGGCTCATCCCGTGGAGCGGGTTGCTTGAAGTGTCGGAGAAGACCACATTCTCGGAGAGGTCGAAGTCGGCGATGAGTGCGGGGAGATTCCATCCACCCATGCCGAACGAAGCGGTTGGGTCGCCGCAATGGAGGACCAAACCGACCGAAACTCGTTCGGCCGAATCGAGTTTTTTCAGAAACAGGGAAAATGCCTCCAATAGCCGGGGGGTTTGCTTCCGATTTGTGTTTCTTGCGACACTCAGAAATGCGAAATTGAACTGAAATCCCATATTGTCGCGAATAGTCTGTTTCGTTTCACCAGCCACAGGATAGAACGAATCGAGTTCGACTCCGTGATAGAGAACGCTTCCCGGGCTCGGCGTTCCGTATGCTCGATAGCGTTCGAACACCGGGTCTTTCGGAATCTGCTTCTCGACGAATTTCGAAAACTCGCTCGCTCCGAATTTGCTCATCCAAAGCGGGGTGTGGAGCATTTTGAGAATGTCGTTCCACGCAGTCGATATGGGATAGCCGTCAATAGGCAGGTAGGCGATATACGGGACAGACATCTGGTTCGTCGAAACGACGGCGTGTCCGATGAACCACGGGTCGATGAGTGAAACATAGCAGTCCGGTTCGAGCCGGTGCAGATGGCTTTCGAGAATGGTCGGCGAGTTTTCACCGGCGATTCGTTCTGCACCGAAACCTGCAACACCAGCATGGAGCATCGTCCATCCTTCTTCGTGCGTAAAATCCTCGCCGTTGTAATCCCAACCAATCGTGAAGACCTCGTGGCCGCGCTCGACTAATCGCTTCACGAGATTCCGAGTGACGATTCCATACCCCGTGGGTCTGGTTGCTTGCTCGCTTCCCCACAGGATTCGCACGAAGGATGGCGGACACTCGCCGCGTATTATTCTTCCTCGTCCTTCGGTGTTGGCCCGGGGAGTCGATGGCCTTCGGGCAATCTGCCGGTGGCTCGCTTTCGATTTACTTTCTGCTCGTTTTTCCTCGCAGTCGTATTCGCTCTTGCTTCCGCTCCTCGGGGTCTATTGGCGGCAATATCCATCGACCTGTCCGGAAAAACTCGGTTCTTCCAATGATGTTCCCTGTGGTGGTTCGCGCACAGGACCTCGCACTTCTCCATCTCAGCCTCGATGCGGACTTTCGAATACCCGTTATTGACGAGATACGAAACCGAGTTTTCTTTCATGGAAGGGTCAAGGTGATGGAAGTCCAGAAGCCACGGACAATCCGTTCCCTTCAATCCGCACTCGGCGCATTCGGCTTCTCGTCGAATATCCTCGAACCACTTTCGGATGCCCTTCCGACGAGCCGCGACTTCACTTCTTCGCTTCGCTTTGTTATCCGCGTAATACTGCTTCTGATACCGGCGGTTGTAGGCGCGGCGCTTTACGGGGTCTTTGTAAGGCACAGCCTCGTGTCGCGTCTGATGGTTCTTGACCGTCGTGGTCGGCGAGTTTTTGGAGCCTAAGTTTTCGGGTGCATCGGAACATGAGCCTAACCGTGGTCTGTTTTTTCGTGGTTCATTCCGTCAAGGGCTGAGTCAGTATCTCCGGCGTGCTTGACTTTACACGCGCCCTCCTGTGTGTGAGCGTCAGAATACCTTTCGACGAACCTAAGTCCGCGCATCGTTCTGCTCTCTCATCTTCATGTCTTAACAGCCGCTATACCGCATCTTCCGGGGCTGGCTTTTACCCACACTACACCCGGGGTCGAAACCCCACGAGAAACTGCTTTCCCGCAAAATGAACGGGGTGGTATTGGTTCATAAACCTTCCTATTGATATACTAAAACAGTCAGACACCACAACCTTCATATACTAAACCCCCCTACCATCATATAGGAGCAAGAGAATATGAGCCAGATGATGCTAACCGGAGCCAACAGAACCAGCCTACCAGCACTTTATTCCACCGACGGACAGGGAATGAATGCAATCGCACAGGTCCGCTACTTCTGGGGAGGAGCAGGCGAAATGCTCGTCACCGAATTCGATGGCGAGGACACTCTATACGGCTACTTCCCAAACACCGGAGATGGGGAGTGGGGCTACGCTTCACTAAGAGAATTCACAGCCAGCAACCGCGGACAAATCAACGGATGCGAGCGCGACTACTACTTCACACCGGCAACCGTGGGCGACGCTACTAACTGAGCAGACCACGACGGTTAAGAACCGTTTGACTCCCCTTTGAACGCATGGCGGTTCATGCTTTCACAGGCGTCACGGGTAAAGTCACAGTCAGCGGGTCGATAGTCGGCTTCGTGTCTGGCGATTTCACGGCCGCGGCCGCAACCGGAAAATACACGACGCTCGGGTCGAATGAGCCGACAGCAAACACTCGTGGCCTTCGCTCCATCAGCGGTTCGCTGACGAAGGCATGGGGCATCAGCGACGACGAACTCTATGATTGGTTTCAGAACGACTCCGAACTCTCCATCATATTCGATGCTGACGATGCGGGAACTCACAGTTATGAAGCCAGCGGATGCGTTCTGACTGACCTCGCTATCGAGGGACTTGAGGCTGGGGCCGAGGGAGCATTGCTCATCAATGCTTCATTCGAAGGCTTGACCTTCACCCGCGACTGATTCTGGACGGTGATGATGAATGACCTCGTGGCTCGACTCCGCTCTCGAACAGGCATCGAACCGCATCGTCGTGAATGTAGCCGACCTCAACTTCGGGGTCGATGAAATCGAAGTCCTCCCGCTCTCGGCGGCTGAGTTTCAAGCAATCAAAGCGGACCCGAAGATTCGCAACATCGACATTTCCGACCGCGTGGAAGTCATCGGGCTCCGCGTAGTTTTCGAGATGATGGCGAAGTGCGATAAGTCGCTCGTATGGGGCAAGTTTCAAGACCTCCCTCTCAACCTATTGGCGACAATAGCAGACCGCGTGACCTCAGCCGTCGGTGACGCATACTCCGGCGGTGGTGCGCTGGGAAACTCGTGACGGAAGCGCAAACCGACACGGGTCAGTTCATTTACGCCATGCTTGTCGAACTCGGCATCACTCCGGATGAGTGGAGAAACATGGACCCACGCGATACGCTGTGGCTTCTGACCGCCCATAGCGAGAAAAACCGCCGCGCGAATGAATCCGCTAAACGGGCGGAGCATAAGGCGCGCGCAAAGCAGATGACGAGGAGATAATCATGGCGAGAGGACCCGAAGTTATCGCCAAAATCGGCGCAGATGCCGGCGGCTATAATTCCGCAATGGGCTCCGTTGCCGCATCGAGCGCCGTAGCCGGTGGCGCCATTCTGGGGATGAAGGGAAAACTCGCTATCCTCGGGACGGCCATCGGCGTTCTCGGCGTCGGAATGGCGGTTAAGGGATTCGTGAATCTCATCAAGCAAGCGACGACGACCTTCGTCATGTTCGAAGACCAGATGATTCGGACGCAGGCTATTGTCGGCGCAACTGCCGAGGAGGCCAAAATCCTCGAAGATTCCATCCGTGGCGTAGCACAGGAAACGAGTTTCACAGCAACGGAGGTCGCCCAGATGGGCGAGATTCTGGCGCTCGCTGGTCTGAGCGTCGATGAGATGCGGACCGCGGTGGATGAACTCGATACCACGGCTGGGAACGCTATCGAGAACATGGTCATGTTCGCTATCGTTGCCGGCACCGACGCTGAAACTGCGGCCGGGATTGGTATCGCGGCGGTCAAGGCATTCCGGCTCGAAATCAATCAGTTAGAGCGGGTCACTTCGGTCCTCACAAACACCTTCACATCTTCGTTCGTCAATCTTCAACAATTGGGCGACTCCATGCGCTTCTTCGCGCCTGTGGCCGCGGCCGCGGGGGTCAGCGTCGCAGAAGCCGCGGCGGCTGTGGGTGCGCTCGGAAATGCA